GTTTTAAAACTACTCCAAGCCAACTCGTATTGTGCAAATGTTACATCTTCGCTAAATCCTTTATCCCACAATAACCAACAAGGACTGGGGTATAAATAATCTGTCATATAATTACCACCCCATACAATCTGCTCTTTGCTAACTCTAAATAATTCATTAAAATAACTTTTTTTTGGTATTGATTTGTCGTAACCTGCAAATTTATGGTAATCGCTTTTTTTATCGCCTTTTCGCCTACCCATATTTACGTTAATATCAATCCCATAAGGAGGGTCTACAATAGCAAGGTCGAAGTAGTTATCCTCATACCTTGCCATCAATTCCATATTGTCTTCGCAAGTAATCATAATAATTCTGTTTGCTCACGTTTAGGATATTCAATAGGGTTCTTACCTTCTATCTCAAAACCTACGTTGTTTCTAATACTTTCTAATCTAATAGGTTCTTCAAGTGGTGTTGGTCTACCTCCTGTGTCCACATCTTTTATTTTCTTAACGTGCAAGTGTGAGTACATCCAATCACTTGGAGAATAAATATACCTGTGTATCACTAAAAAATTATCACACCTATTTACAAACTTACCCCCACCCTCAACTGATGCTGCACTAGGAGGCGTAGGGTGTCCATCGTAATAGTGTCCTTTAGGGTGTTTTTGTCTTAGGCTTTCAGTAGCAGCGTGTGTACATACCCAAGCAGATATATTGTTTTCCTTACAAAATATCCTTATCTCGCTTGTAGCTTGGTAGTCGTACTCGTGTCCGTTAATACCCTTTAATACTTCTTTGTCTTTGTTTAGTGAGTTGTAAGGGTCTAACAAGAAGCCCTGATAATCCCAAGCCTTTTTAACGTGCTGTGCTAAGTCCAATAATGATTTATAAGTGTAGAGTTTTGAGCCATCTATAAATTTGAAATGCTCGTTAATCCATTTTAGTCTCTCTTTGTAATGTGTTTCCTCTATCTTATTTATTGGTTTGCCTTCTAAAAATTCTACTATTTTTCTTATAATAGCGTAAGGCTCATTTTCACTACTAAACACAAGCCATTTAAGACCGTGTTTAAGTGAGTATAGTGTCATTAGGTATAGAACTAAGGATGTTTTTCCTACGTTTGCGTGTCCTAGTATTATATTGAAATCTCCATACTTAAACCTAAAGTGTTCATCAAGTCTTGGAATACCAAGCCTTAACCCTGTTGGTAGAGTTCCAGCTCGATATTCGTCTAACTTTTTTATATGTTGGTCTAGTTGAATTAACATTAGAACGGTAAGCCATCTTCCCTATCAGGAGAATGTTGTTTAGTTGTTACCTCTTTAGACTTCTGTATCTCATAAGTGTTTAGCATAGAGTAAAATCCTTTTTCACTTTTAGCAATAGTAATAGGAATACTACCTCTTTCATTTACATTTGCTCTATTGTCATTTATCCACTTAATCATTTCATCTGCATTTATTTTTACATCGCAAACTATCCAATCTTGTTTATTGTCGAAGATGCGTAAACCATCTACCCAAGTTTTATTATTTGTATTCATTTTTATTTGTTTTAATTATTATCCGTTGTGTACGTAATTCTCGAAAGTTCTAGCTAAGTTAATGATTTCATCTACATTAATTGGTTTACCTGCAAATAAATCAGTAGCCCTGTTTAAACTACTTTGCCTAATAATATACTTTTGTACATCGTCTTTAGGGTTTGAGTAGCTGTTTTTAGGTGCGCTAGTTGGTGCAGCCTTAAATTGTGGCTTCTCTAGTTTAGCTTTGTTTTTAGCTTGGTCTAAATCATAAGAAACCACATCCCCTACTTGGTGTCCAAAATCCCCTATTTTGTATATATGTGGGTTATGCCCATTCTCGAAAGTTACTACATATTTATTCATAACCTTGCCATCCTGTGTATTAAAACTATCTGTCTTATTTACACTTGTAATCTTACTTGTATAATTCATTAGTTGTTTGTTCTGTTAGTATTTCTATTTTAGCTTCTAGTTCTGCTACTTTTTTTCGCAGTTCTACGGCTTCTGCTTCCCTTAGCCTTAATAAGTCATCTTTATATGTCATACTGCAAATATATAAAAATTTTTTAATAAAAAAAGGGTCAGTAATAAAACCAACCCCTTTTCAAACAAACATATAGAGAAACTAACCTACAAGTGTAGGCTAAACTTTAAATACTTTTATACTTTTCTATCAACTCATTTAGGTCATCATTAGACAGCTTTACTAAGCCTCTAGCCTTTTGTTGTAACTTTTCTGATGTACCCTCTCCAAACTCTTTATCAAGGTTTAAACCAAATGTATACTGTTCTCCTTGACCAAACAAATTGCATTTAGGACATTGTACCTGTACGTTTGTCTCATCCCATCTAGTAGCATAATGTTTACGGCTCATAAAGTGTCCTGCGTGTAATTTACTTACATCATCTACTTTGCCACAAGTAAAGCATTCAGCTTTGCCATTGTTCGCATATCTATTGCGGATGTATAGGCTAAACACACTATCCAGCTTCTTCACTATCTTGCTTCTAGTCATTTATCCATAGCTTGTAATAGAGACTTACCTATTGCCTCGTTTATGTTTTGTATAGCCTTGTATATCTTTCTTGACATACGGTTTACTTCTTGCTTCTCGGTTTTTGTACTGTCAATACCTAAATTTGTGTACATATCACAATCTAGTTGTAATAACTCTGATATTTTTTCAGTATCAGTAATGTTTTTATTTATTATTTTCTCTATCATTTTACAAATATAGGCATACTAATAAACATCAAAAAATAAACTTTTGAACACATATATACTAACTACTATATACTTGTTTTTATTTATTAGTTATATGCTATATATAGTTAATGTTATATACTTATTATATGTTATATACTTGTTATACTATATATATCAATATAATATATAACTATATATAACTATATATATATATATATAACTATATATTACTACGAATTTTATTATACTTTTCAAAACCTCTGCTGCCAAAGTATGCAACATAAACTGTAACTAAAAGTGTTTTAAGAAGTTCTATCCATTCACTACTAACTTTGAATAAACTATCACTACTGTCTAAGATGACGAACAAAGTAGTCATTAGCGTAAGAAATAATAAAGTCAATGGTCTAGTGTTTTTAGAAAGCCAACTATCGCTTGTCATATCGCTACTCCATCTCTCAGATATTTGTTCCATTTCTATAATATCCATTTTAAGCAGTTCTAATGCCTTTTCTTTTTCAAATGGGCTAAGTGTATTATCTTTTGTTATTAAGTTCTTTAAAACGCCTAGAAACCCCTTATCAGGCACTATATCGCCTAAATGCTTTAGTATGCCTTTGTCTCCTATTAAAAAACTACCAACTTTTGTGTCCTTAAATTTCTTATTCATAAAACCTAAATTGTAATTGTACTACAAATAAATAAATGTTTAACTCACTAAATATATATTTTTCATCTCTAGGATAAAAAGATAAACCACCAATAAAGGCTGTTGGGAATAAAGATATTATTGCTATGCTCATATTAGTAAGTCCAAATTACGCCTTGTGTCTTGTCTTGGTCTATGTCAGCGTGTATAAAAGAATTTCCCACCCCTATCCTGCTAAAGCCTACATCTAAAAGGCAGTTAATTAAATCAAATCTATTTTTACTATTTATTGGCGCACCTTTGTTGTTGTCTGATAAATCAATGGCTAAACCTTTTAAATGGCTACTATTTTTAACACCTCCAACAGCTTCATTATGTGCTGGTGTTCTAAAACCACTTGTAATATGTATGGGCTTGTCGTATTTCTCTCTTACTTCATCTAGCATTTCTAGTAAAGTCTTATCCATTAATTGACCGCTACCCTGTACATCAGGGCTATCAAACTCACTATAATTAAAGTATCTCACTTTTTCTTTTTTAACTCGTACCACTTTTGGACAGTGTAGCCAATAGTAACTACTAGTAAAAGTATCTTTAGGCTATCTTCTAATATATCCATTGTACTAACTGTAATAGCTGATAAATTTAATACGTAAAGTTTAAACGAGTTTAAGTCCATAATTAAAAGTTTCTTCCTAAAAAGGAGTGTGCGCCATTTCCCTCTACTTCAATTTCGTAAGACTTCCAACCATAAGGGCTTTC